GGTATTGCGGCTAAGGGGTCAAGGATGAATCCTTTTATTACCAGATGGAATCTCTGGTGCAGGAAATGGGCGGTAACCGCGTCGGCACGTCCATGATGAGCGCTTACCAGAACCTGTACCAAGGCCGCACCACCAAGCGCTCCATTGCCATGCTGTCGGACCTGGGCCTGATCGGCGATCAATCGAAGGTCAAGCATGACAAGGCCGGCCAGGTCTCGTTCCTGAACCCCGGCGCCATCAAGGGCGCGGACCTCTTCCGCGAGAATCAATTCGAATGGATGGAAAAGGTACTGTTGCCACAATTGGCCAGCAAGGGCATCACCGACGAAAAAGGCATCCTCGATGCCATCGGCGGGATTTTCTCGAACCGCACGGCCGCGCAGCTCTTTTCCACGATGTACCAGCAGCGCGCGCAGATCCACAAAAACGAGAAACTGAACCGAGGCGCCGCCAATATCGACGAACTGGACAAGCTCGGGCGGGAAACGGCCAGCGGCAAGGAATTGGAAGCCCTGGCCAAGGTGGCTGACCTGAAGCTGGAGATGGGAACCAAGATACTGCCGCTCTATGCGTCCGGCCTGCAAATGGCCGCCAATGCCGTCCAGGCGCTATCGGGCTTCATGGAGCGCAACCCGACCATGGCCAAGGCCATGATTGTGGGTTTCAGCGCTATCGCCGCCATTCTGGTGGTGATGGGGCCGCTGATGCTGGCCCTGGCCTCCGTCATCGGCCCCTATGCCATGCTCCACGTCCTGTTCGCCAAGATCGGCTTGCAGGGCAATCTGCTCATGCCCATCCTGCGCGGCATCGGGACGGCTTTCATGTGGCTGGGGCGCGTGTTCCTGATGAACCCGATTGGCCTGGCGGTAACCGCCATTGCTGTGGCCGCCTATCTGCTGTACCGCAATTGGGAGCCTATTGCCGGCTTCTTCAGCAACCTATGGCAGCAGGTCCGCAGCGCCTTTGCGGGCGGACTGGCCGGCGTGGCCGCGTTGATCGTGAACTGGTCGCCGGCTGGGCTGTTCTACCAGGCTTTCGCGGGCGTGCTGGGCTGGTTCGGCATCGAACTGCCAGCAAAATTTACCGAGTTCGGCGCCATGATGCTGCGCGGCCTGGTCAACGGCATCACCAGCGGCATTGGTGCCGTGAAGGATGCCGTGCTGGGTGCGGGGGCCAGCGTCATTGGCTGGTTCAAGGAAAAGCTGGACATCCATAGCCCTAGCCGTGTCTTTGCCGAGCTGGGCGATTACACCATGCAGGGCCTGGCCGTGGGGCTCAATCGTGGCCAGGACGGCCCGCTGTCCACCGTCAGCAGCCTTGCCGGCAAGCTGGCCAGTGCTGGCGCCGCTGTAGCCATCGGTGCCGGCAGCGTGCCGGCGATGGCTTTTGATAGTCGTCCGCCCATCAGCGGCGGCAGCGCACATCCGGTCATCTACCAGGGCGACACGGTGCAGATCATCATCCAGCCGACGCCCGGCATGGATGAGCAAGCCATCGCCCGGGCGGTGGCCGCCGAGCTGGACCGCCGCGACCGCATGAAAGCTTCGCGCCAGCGTTCAAACCTCGCCGATTGGGATTAAGGAGTCACATCATGATGATGGTCTTGGGAATGTTCGTCTTCAGCCTGCCCACGCTCGCCTACCAGGAACTGCAACGGCAAACGCAGTGGAAGTTCGCCAGCAATTCGCGCGTGGGCCGGCGCGATGCGCTGCAATTCACCGGCAAGGGCGATGACGCCATCACCTTGTCGGGCTGGATTGCACCTGAGCTGACCGGTAGCGCGTTCTCGCTCGATGCCCTGCGCCTCATGGCCGACACCGGCAAGAGCTGGTTCTTGATCCAGGGTACCGGCCGTATTTATGGCTCCTACGTCATTGAGAGCATGGACGAAGGCCGCACGGTGTTGGATGGCGACGGCGATGCCAAGCGCATCGAGTTCACCATCAAACTCAAGCGCACCGACGATAGCGTGCTATCAACGCTGGGCCTGGGCGATATCTCCGACCTGCGCAATATGGTCAATATCGACGGCATCACCAATAGCATCGCCGACAAGGCGCGCAATGTGGTGGGTAGTACAATCGGTGGCGTGACCAGTGCTGCCGGGGCGATTGTCGGGAAGGTCGGTGGTGTGGCTGGGGCGGTGAGTGGCGCCAAGGGCGCTATCAGCAATGCGTCTGGCGCCGTGAGCGGTGCGGCCAGTTCTGTCGCCGGCAAGATCGGGGGACTCGGACAATGACCACCACCGCGCCGGCATTCCGCATCGTCATCGAAGAGAAGGACATTAGCCGCCCGGTCTCTGACCGGCTTATCAGCATCACCCTGCGCGAGTGCCGGGGTGATGAAGCGGACCAGTTGGATATCGAGCTGGACGATAGCGACGGCAAGCTGAAGATCCCGCCCAAAGGCGCCAAGCTGCAATTTGCGCTGGGCTGGATGGGCTCCCCATTGGTGGACAAGGGTGCGTTCGTAGTGTCCGAGGTGGAGCATAGCGGCGCACCGGATCGGCTCACCATTCGTGCCAGGTCTGCCAGCATGATCGATGCATTCCGTCAGCAGCGTGACCGCAGTTTCCATGAGACCACGCTTGGTGCAGTGGTGGATGCCATCGCTGCCGGCAATGGCCTGGCGTCCGGTATCTCGGCCAGCCTGCGCGGCATAGCCATCAAACACCTGGACCAGACCCATGAAAGCGACTCTGCACTGCTGCGCCGCCTGGGCAAGAAATATGATGCCGTGGCCACGGTGAAAAATGACACGCTGCTATTCATGCCGATCAACGAAGGCCGCACTGCAAGCGGTAAGCCGTTGCCGGTGGTCAAGGTGGTGCGTGCGCTGGGTGACCAGCACCGCTATCACAGCTCGGAGTCGGATACTTATAGCGGCGTGCGCGCTTTCTGGATGGATGAGAAATACGGACGGCGGCGCAGCGTGGTCGCCGGCCAGGCTGGCAACAGCAAGCGCCTGCGCACGACCTTTGCGAATGAGGCTGATGCGCGTACTGCCGCTGTGGCCGAGTGGCAGCGTATTGAACGTGGCTTGGCCACCTTCGAGATGCAGCTTGCACTGGGGAATGCCAACATCATGCCGCAATCACCCGTGGTGGTCACCGGATTCAAGGCGGACATCGACGCGACAGAATGGCTATCGAAAACGGTAACGCACTCGATCAGCGGCAGCGGTTTTACTACGCGCATTGAGTTCGAAACCAAATCTGAGCCGGCCGACACCGAGCGTGAACTTGACCACGATCCAGAGGAAGGCATCACTGGCGTGAAAGCGGATTGGTACGACAAAGCAAAGAAGAAAAATAACAAGGGCACTGAGCTGGCAGGCAAGGCCGACAACGCCAAGACACTGAAACGGATCTATGCCACCAAGCAAAGTGCTGCTCGCGCCGCTGCTCTGGAATGGGCCAAAATCAAGGAGGTCCGTGAGATTATTAGGGAGAACAGTACAGACTAGAAAGGTCTCATTGTCACTGATATATCATATCTACTCTGTACTCAAAACGTACCTTCTCCCCCATTTATGCCGCTGTTTGGGGGCGAAGGATGCCTCAAAGAAATTAAATAGAATGTCGACTACCAATATTTTCTCAGCAGCATTGCAGAGGCATCAAGGCGTATAAGCAAATGAGATCGACATTACCGGAACTTGGGGCCGAGCTAGCGTTATATTCAATTGACGCAGTGAGCGACATGATTATTTGGCTCGACGAAGACGGATATTACGTATTCGTCAATAAGGCTGCCACAGAGTTTTTAGGCTATACATCTCAAGAGCTAGGACAATTGAGAGTCTGTGATATTGATCCAGACTTTGACGAGGTACGCTGGAAGGATCATTGGAAGGAGCTTGAGATAAAGCGGTCCGTTTGTTTGGAAACGACCAACAGGAACAAATCTGGACAGATTATTCCAATTGAAGTGAACGCAAGCCTAGTTCAATTTCAAGGAAAAAAATTCAATTGCTCTATCGTTCGAAATATCTCTGAAAGGAAGCGTACTGAAGCCTCACTGCTTGCACTGAACAAGCAAATCTATTTGCTGAGCATTACCGATGACCTAACCCAATTAGCGAATCGACGTCATTTTGACGAGGTGTTTAAAAGAGAGCTTCAACGTGCTATTGAGCAGAAAATTCCTTTTTCTTTGGTTCTTATCGACGTTGATTATTTCAAGGCATTCAATGATCTATATGGGCATATACAAGGCGATCATTGCTTAAAACGCGTAGCAGCCACGATAAGTGCATCAATTCAATCTACGAATGAATTAGCTGCGAGATACGGAGGAGAAGAATTTGTCTGCATTCTGCCGGGCATGTCCCCCAAAAATGTTTTGGGATTTGGTGAAAGACTAAGACAAGCAATCCAAGATCTGGCAATTCCACACAGTGGATCGTCTTTTGGCACTGTCACAGCGAGTATCGGCGTGTCTACCTTAGAAATTACCGATAGCATCTCGCCTGAGAGCCTGTTCTTCGAGGCTGATCAACATCTCTATCGAGCCAAAGCGAATGGGCGCAATCGGGTCGAAGGAAAATCTAGTTAGTCTGTAGCTTCATCCAGAAAGCGGAGTCACGATCATTTTAGAAAACAATTTCGACTGACTATCTTGGTTTCGACCAAAGCGATTTCCCGCTCGTGGCATCGAAGATGCATTCTTGGCGCAAGTCACCTTCTGACCTGATAGTGAATCCGGTCGTGTACGCCTTGCCTTCTGAATAGCATGTGTTGTCAGAAACCTGCTGGGGCTCGACCGGGGCTGGCATCCTATAGAGCAAAAAACCGCATACAAGCGTAAGCACCGCAGACAACACCCATTGACCCCGCGCACTTCTTTGTAGTCGTGCATAGCCGACGTCTTTCTCAATGCAGGCGGGACAGCCCTGAGGGACCACGATAGGCGGCACAACCTCTTCTAGCGGGGAGATATTAGACTCTTCACCGCCAGTTGGCGCAGGCTCAGTTTCTGAGGTTTCTCGCCCGTGCTTTGCTTCGGCGATCCATTGATTAATCTGCGCTTTCACCTGCGGGTACTTTTCGCGCGGCATCAGCCTCATTTTCGTGGCGCCAAAGTCCGTCAAGATTATGCGGTACACCGCTAGGGGCTCTTCGCCTGATATCGCGCAAAGTTGATCGACGAGATCAGCGATAGTACGGCGCTGAAGTTGGGTCAGCGTTTCTACCTTCTTGTCTTCGGCCAACACATTGAAATTGACCACGCTGCTTAATTGCGGTGCTTCATGAACATTGCCATTAACCAGATGGGCGACATCCCCGGCAATATCTAATTTGTGTTCCATTACTTCCTTGCTTACTACGTTTAATTCTTCTTGTCTTCCAACAAGGTAAGGTAAACGGCGAAAGTGTTTTCCGCAGTATTTCTCAAGCTCATTTTTTCTCGGATTTCACTCTAGGCGCTTTTACCTTGTCAGTGACATTTCCGTTATTCACCGTCCCATGTACATCTCCGTTGACCTGGTGACCTACACTGCCACCGATGGAGACTACGTGCCGCGACATAGGTTTCTCATGAGGTACGGCACCTTCTATTACGCCTAAGACACGAACCTTGGCCATTAGATCGAGATTACGGAAGCCTGCAAGCAATTGTTCCTCTTCAACAGTGAGGGCCTGACTGCTTTTGACGCCTGTCACGACAAATTGAATATCTACTCCGAGACGCGCAACAGCCTGCAAATAACCAGCATCCGGCCTACGTTCGTCCTGCTCGTAAAAGACTTGCGCACGACGCTGTACCCCGCCTACCGCGGCGAATTCTGTCTGATTAAATCCCAGCCGCGTACGTTCCGCCTTGAGGCGTTCCCCGATTGTGTTCATAAAGACGCGTAAAACAATTGACATGAGTCTTTTTGGACTCTATATTCACGTCATTGCTAAGTGACGTATACAAATATACC